ATGCGTATTGATATCTGCATAGCCAAAGAGAAAATGACTAAAATGCCAAACAGTGCTGTGGATGCGTTAAAGGAAGAATTAACTCGGCGCATCAGTAAGCGTTATGACGATGTAGAAGTGATCGTAAAAGCCACCAGCAATGATGAGCTTTCTGTTACACGCACCGCAGATAAGGATTCTGCAAAAACATTTGTTCAGTAGACTCTGAAAGATACCTGGGAGTCTGCTGACGAGTGGTTTGTTCAATAATAAACACGTAAAATCGGTAACGGCTGGAAATCATTCAATACTCGCACTATCGAAAGTTCACCAGCCAGCCGCAGCACGTTATTGCATACAGCGTGCTGCGAATCTCTTAACGACCTATAGCTGTGGCTAGTTATGAGTAATCCCAATCTATGCATGACGTGTAGCACCTGTCGTGCATGTTTCCTCGCCTCTTTTTACTGGGTAGAAGCCAATGATGCTGGCGACACCATTCCCGCCAGGCTCACAGAACAAATATCCCTTATCATCGATGCATAAGCGGCACTAATCAGAAAAAACTAGGATGTATTGTTCTTGCCAGCACCTCCGAGAAAAACGCTTACTGCACAATATATGAAAATAGCTCATCAACGTGCCGAGAATTAGCTATGTCTTGCGAGAAAGGAAAAATCAATGAGGCATACAGTCGCACGAATACTTCTTAGATTTTACTATTAAACCGATACTTTTGTATCCTAACGAATACTTGACAATATTATCTCCATCTTGGTAGATAAACGTCAGAAGGGTTTTGACAGGTAGATTTCTGTTCAGCAGCACACTTTAACTCTCCGCTATCATTAGCGAAATATACAACATAACCGTCTAAATAATGGAGTAATCATGAATTTTACGTTTACTGATTCTGGATACACTGAAACAAATAAAAACAATCCCCCCGTCATATTCGTTCATGGATTTTTCATGAATAATGAAATGTTTAAATATCAGCTTGACGAGCTAAAAGAAAAACACAGAGTTGTTTGTATTAATGTCAGGGGGTTTGATAAAAATACTAAAGAAACAGAAGCTTTCTCGCTCTATGATATCGTTGATGATATTCTAGGCGTTGCAGATTCACTACAAATGGATAAGTTCGTTTTAGGGGGAATGTCGATGGGCGGATATATATCATTACGATTTGCGCTGTCGCATCCAGAACGTTTATTCGGACTAATCCTTATGGCAACCCAGGCAGAGCAGGATCCACCAGAGATTGCGTCCAGTTATATGGAGCTGTGTAATGGATGGCAAGACCCAGTCATAAAGGAAGAGATAATATCGTCATTATTACCCGTTTTTTTCGGAAATAATGCCTCTGAAGCAGCGAAATGGAAACAAACATGGTTGCGCCATAAACCTGAAAACATCAGGGTTGCCATGCATGCAATGCTGGAGCGCGACGACATTTCAGATAAAGTTCACACCATCAGAACACCCACTCTGATTCTTCATGGTTCCAGCGATACAGGAATACCACCGGAAAGAGCGACGAGTATGCACAAAATGCTCGGGTATTCTGAACTTAAAATCATATCTGGTGCTCATCATGCATTAAACATAACTCACCCAAATGAGGTAAATATCGCTATAAAAAACTGGTTACACAAAACCAAATCACAACATATCTGAACATATTTGATTCAAATATGTTTTTTCGTTAGATTCTGCTTCCGGAAACTCTTTCATCCCACTTATATATCACGTCTTGATATAACCGGCATCAACCATGCCGGCTTTTCTTATTGATACAACGTTACAGTCACCGGAACTTTGGTTTTTCAGGCGCGTGTTGTCCCTGAAAAACGCCCACCAAATATCTTCCACACACATCCGAGAATCATTCATTCGCATGTGAGAAATTTCGCCATGTCTGGTGAGAGCAGTGAAGTCAATGAAATTTCCAATCGTGTAAGAGACGGCTAAAAAATCATTTTTCGGTACAATTATTTAGATTTTCAGCAATACTGTCATTAAACTATTCCAGTATTCACCCTGACTTATTAGAATTTAGATGCTTTATATACATCCATTTGGGCATAGGACTTTTCAGCCCCCCCGACTCACCATGGCTGGGGCTTTTTTTATTGCAGTAGCCGTGCCTTCCGTTTTTCAGGCACAAAAAAACCGCTTCTCAGCGGTTTTTATGCTGTGGCTCCCGGTTCATCCGGCCAGACTGTCGAGTTGTAACTCTCCTCATCCGTCACATCACTTAAATCCAGCGCCTGAAGCGCCTTTATGTAAGCGATCCATTCTGTCAGGCTCTCTTTGTCATCATCACTGATGGTGCCCAGCAGAAGCTCCGACTGCCAGAGACTGATTGTCGCCTTCGCATCCGATATCAGCGCGCTTCGTTGCGATTCCGCATTTGCCTGCCACTCCTCTGCTGTCAGTGTGCGCGCCACAACACTCTCCCCGTCAAACACCCAGTTGCCGTCAATATCCGCTCCGTCCGGCAGCGACTCAACCTCAGCAACACTCATGTTGACAGGACAAAGTGCCGACACATCGCCCGAAATACTGCGCACAATACCGTCACTGTCATACGCAACTTTGTATGTATCCTCTGCAAACTGCGTCTGACATTCATACCAGTCCTGACCGTCCTCGCTGATGAGATATCTGCCCCACGCCACGGGCGGGTTTTCCGGGGTGTATGTCGTGAAATTTTTAATGTTCACCATGTTAAACTGACTCCGCTGTTATCCAGGTTCCGTTCACGCAGTACTGAACCTGCCTGTAATAAATTCCGCCAATGTTATCCGCAGAATTGGACCCTGTATCCTGAACGATAATCCCTGTGAGCACATTGCCGGAGGAAAGATTCTGCGTCCACGACGACTCGTTGCCGGGAGAGCTATATGAACTGACACTCCCCAGCCTTACCGCCGACACACCTCCTGTCGTCAGCAGGTAACGGGCATCGAGCGTACTCAGACTCTGGGTTGCCACATCTCCCAGCCCCAGATTTGTTCTGGCCTCTGACGCAGTCGTGGCCCCTGTACCGCCATTGCTCACCGGCAGTGTGCCGGTCACGCCCGGCGTAACATCAGAGCTGCCATCAAAACTGACAGCACTCGTGCTGCCAAGATTTGTCCGGATTGTCCGCCCCGTTTTCAGTTTTGTGGCCGTGTCCGCATTACCGGTGAGGTCACCCGTCAGAGAGGTGCCTGTTATCGCGCCTCCGGTGATATCCACCGCATCACTGTTCTGGGAGGCCATCGTACCCAGAGCACCAATAGCGGTGTTCACATTCTCCTGTGAGGCAAAATATTTCGATAACGCCTGCCAGAGCTGTGTGTCATCTGTCGGGTCCAGTGTCAGCCCCGCACTCTCCACCACCTTCACCATCTCCCGCTGTATGACGTTGAACCAGAGAGCAAGCAACGGCGTCGGCTTCACGCCTGTGGCTGGCTCACCGTCCGTGAACTCGTCATTCTCATCCACATATGATGTGATGTCCGATATTTTTCTCATCAGGCCGTCTCCTGTTCACTTTTCTCCCGGTTATACAGATTCGCCGTGAAGGTCAGTGCACCTGTTTCAAACGCACCGCCATCTCCGGGCATGCTCATGAACCCCTGCGTCACCGTCGTCCAGCTGTTTGTGTCGCTTACTGCCTCCGTTTCTGATATCACATCGCCCCTGCTGCTTCCGCACCCCACACTCCATGCCAGAAAATTGTTCGGCGAAGCGGATTCCCTCAGGGTTACCGCCGCCTGCACCGCAACCAGGGTTCCTTCTGTGTTATCAATATCCTCAAACGTGACCCCGGCGGCTTCACCTGAACTGTTCAGTATCAGATACCCGCTGTCGTCATCAGATGCGTTCAGCCCGGTGACAATATCTTTACTCAGCGAGTTTGTGGCACTCCCCCCGGTGAATGCCGTTACCGGACTGTAGCCGACCTCAATACTCCCCAGCAGTGATGGTGAGGCATCATAGTTATCACCATACGGCACCGTCATGCAGTACATATCACCCAGCATGAAAATGCCGCTCACACCTGATGCAAATACATTGTTGCCACCGCCAATCCGGACACTCACCGCCCCTGTTCCTGACGATGACACACCGAGAGTCGCTCTCCCGACCAGCGCGCGGTTACAGTACAGACTGGCACTGACCGTGCTGCTGCCGTTCCAGGTAGCAAAAATCTCAAAATAGTAGCTGGCGGCTTCATCCGGATACGGGGTGGTGAACGATGCGCTGCCAATCCCGATGTGAGACGGAGAAGGGGAATACTTCTCTCCCTCCCCCAGTGACAAGCGAAACCCGAACTGCACCGCCGTCTCACTCAAATCAGGCAGCAGACACCTGAGCATGAGGTTTGATGATGTCGTGAATGCCAGCCCGGTACGCGCCACCGTATTGATGGTCTGCGTGGTGCGGCACACAGAACTCACCGAACCTGACATTTCGGTGATAAGTGTGACGCCGTTTTTGTTCAGTGCGGAAAGAATGTTGTCTGAAGTGTAGCTGTCGCACAGCGCCTCATCCGCCGCTATCTGCCGGAATCCTTCAAGTATGATTGAGTTCAAAAACAGTCTCCTTTCGTTGTTGTCACTCATTAGTGACGGCAAAATTCAGCCAGAGCCTGTTAATGACCACTGGCTCCTGCGTCAGATATCCCGACTGAAGCATCGCACTGTTAATGACAAGCGGCTCCTGCGTCGGGTATCCCGACTGAAGGTGTGCCCTGCTGATAATCAGCGGCTCCTGCGTCGTGCGCCCCGACTGAAGCATCACCCGGTTAATGACCAGCGGCTCCTGCGTCGTGTCGTCAGATGTCTGCTCATCATCACCGGTTTCCGCCTCTTCCTGTGCCTGTATCCGTACATTCAGTAACGCGCTTCGTACAGGCACCGTGACATCATCCGGCATATCCACGTCCGCCTGCGCATAAACCGTGTAACTGCCATTTGTGAAGGTTTCATCATCCGCTTCAAACGACCAGCCCCCGTCACTGTCTGTGGCCACCGTCGCCACATACCTCTGCCCGGACATGGATTTGATGACGACATTCACAGTCACGCCCGACACTACCACACCCTCATCCGCCGTCAGTGCACCTGAAAGAAGGCGCGTGCTGTTGTCCCACGCCACGCTCAGGGCGGCGCTGTATGACGACTGCCACTCAAACGTCACCAGCGTCTGTGCCGGGGCATAACGACGAAACAGGCACTCCAGGTACGCCCGTGAGGTGGTCACGTCATCCCCCGGCGGTGACACCACCACGACCCAGTGAAACCGGTTGTCGTCACTCAGCAGATGCCCGCACCACGAAAATCCGCACAGCGGCGTGCGGTACTCACGAATACGGATGCTGTAGCCCATCGTCGCCGCCAGCTCCGTGAAATACGCCACGCTCTGCCCGCCCGTCGACAGCAGCTTCGCCAGAATGAATTTTCTGGCCTGCGCCAGGTCTGTGGTGGATACCTGCGTTCCGCATTCATCATTCAGCCCCAGCGAGGCATACCACTCATCAGTGAGCGCATCCGCCGTTTCCGGGAAGGCCCCTGTTATCAGTGCACACGCATCAGCGTCACTCTGCTGATACGCCTGCGCCAGCCCGCGTATCAGCCTGTACTGCACGCTCTCAGGCAACCGGCTCCACGCCATCCCCGATGGCAGAAGATTCAGCAGCGCGCACGTGTAGTCATCATGTGAAAAACGACTCATCCTGTTCCTCATGTTGCCCATGTGATGCTGCCGGTGACCGGCAGCTCTCCCTGCGACAGCGTGATGTTGCTGTCAGGAGACACCAGAATGAAGCCGTCTGTCCCCTCAATGTCCGCAATGGCGTAATACAGGTCAGAAAGATTAATCACCCCGCTGCCGTCCAGTTCATCCACGTTGTACAGCACCTCGCTGATGGCGCTCTCCACCTGTGCCCTCAGTGCCGCCGTGGCATCACTCAGCCCCTGTATTTCAAAATCAATGCTTCTGGCCACCGGCGACATCACATACACCACCGCCGTGACCGGCTGGTAATCGCGGATATAGTCCGCCACCGTGAGCTGTACCCCCGTGGCTTTCCGGTCTGTCCAGTCCTCATCCGTTGCCACGCCGTCCGTGCCGTCAGGAAAGCCCCCGGCGTTGTCCTCGTCGTCACCGTCCGTCATGATGTAGACACCCACCGTTCCGAACCCCAGCGCACGGTTCACGCACCACGCCCGGGTCACGCCGGGAACCTCCAGTGCCCACTGCACATAGTCCGCCGCCGCACCGCCCTGAGGCGGGTTCTGGTACGCATACAGCACACGCTGACGGTACGTCTCCTCTTCCTCAGTGTCACTGCCGCCGGTGGCAGCCGTCACCATCGTCACCGTTGAGTCAATACCGGACCAGGTGACATCCGGTGTCAGTGTCGTACCGGCATCCGCGTTACCGTCGTCGCCACCGCCGCTGCTGTCATCCGTCGGGTCCGGCAGCACGGCGGTAATACTCCCCGTACCGCTGCCGTCACTGTCAATGCTCACATCCTCATCCAGCGTGTACTGATACCCGTCCGCACGGTTCAGTACCGCCCCCGCACTCACGGTGCTGCCGACGGTTCCCGTGAACTGCACCTCGTCACAGGCCGCGGCCTCTGCGGCCTTGCGGATGATACCCTTCAGCGCACCCCACGCCGCCAGATATTCCCCGGTGGCCGTGGCCGGTGTGCACTGCTGCGCTATCCAGTCAAGGTAGCCGTAATGCAGATGCGTCATGCCCGCCACGGCATCCGCCAGAATCCCCGGCGTGGAAAACCGCAGCAGAGCCCCCGCCTCATCCAGCTGACCGGTCACATACGACCGGCTTTTCTCCCGCAGCTCACTTAATCCGGGGCGTTCAAACGGCATGTCATACCTCCCACACCTGATAAAATTTCTGGTATTCCGTCGTGTCCGCATCCGGACGCTGATAAACAATGGTCATGTACAGCCGGTCCGGCGGCACTATCCACGCCTCCACATCCAGTGAAGCCACCACGCCGTCGTCCTTCAGCCACTGCAGCGCTTCAAGGGCGTATGCCTCCGCTTTCAGCGCCACCTGCGTGGTCAGTTTCTGCCTGCGCAGCAGCCACAACCGGGAGCCGACCCGGTAATCCTGCTCAAGGTCACCCCACCATCCGCGCCGGTTGCCGTCGTCCGTCTCATCTGATGCATCCGCCAGCCGGTCCGTGAACAGGCTGATGAGAATGGCCGTCTGCAGGTCATTTCCGCAGACCATATCGCCCGTCCCCACCGACCAGTCGCAATGCAGCGCCTCTTCATCGTAAAAAAGCGTGATATCGCTCATCTCACACCGTCTCCGTGGTTGCCTGACTTGTCACCGTGCTGCCGCCACTTTCCACACCGCTGACCGGATGTGTGTGGTCGTTGTATGCCTCCCGCAGCGCCTTCAGCGTGGTGCTGTTGCTTTCGCAGTTGTCCGTGATATCCCCCGTCACCTTCAGCGACGGCGTTTTCAGGGTGACCCCGTCCGTCGCCGTCACCTCAAGCGTGGTGGCACTGTTCACCAACACCGGCTGCCCTGACGCCTCCACCACAATCCCATCCTCACCCAGCCGGACGTACTGCCCCCACTGGTTGTACACCACCACCTCGCCGCTGTTCAGACCGTTAATCCGGTATGACTGATGCCCGGACGCCACCACCACCGCGCTGCTGCGGTTTCCGGCAAGGCTCATTACCACCACATCCGTTCCGGCAGGCAGCACTGAGGAAAATCCAAACTGCTGAAGAACCGGCGTGTCGCTGCGCACCTCTGACGGACTCTGCACCTGCACGGTCTGCACCACACCGCTGTCATCCCCCGCCGTCACGCGCCCCACGCTCAGCAGTGATACCAGACGGCGGAAAAGCACCTGTACAGGATTCATGACGACACATCCCTTCCGGCCACGCCGGAATAAAAACGGTACGGCTGCACGCTGAACGCTTCCGGCGGCATCAGAACCAGCGATGCCGTGGTCCCCGTCTCATCGTCACGACTGAATGTCACCTCAGAAACCAGCCAGTTCAGACTGTCCGCCCCCAGTGCCGGTATGCTCACCGGCACAAAGGTGTTGGGCTGCCACAGCCCCCCTGCACTGTCACGCCAGCTGTCCACCGTCACATTCAGGGCCATTGAACGCCCGTAGCGCCGGTTCATTTCCCAGTTCACCGCCTGCTGTGCACACCCCGTTGTCATCAGCGTACTCTCCACTATCGTGACGTGACGGCGGGTGCGCATACCGGCCGCTTCCGGGTCGCTGGCTGTTGCCAGCATCACGCTGTCGTAACAGGATGCCGGCGACAGTTCGCTGATACTGTTCACTGACACCGACAGGCCGGTGTATTCCGAAAACCGTTCATTCATACTTCGTGTGTACTCCGCCTTCTGCAGGTTCACCCCCTGTGTCACCCCGCTGGCTGCCGACGCCGTTCCCGCACGCGTCAGGAACAGGCTGCCATCCGGCAGGTCGTAATACAGAAGCCCCTCATACCGGCAGATGCGGTCGATGATTTGCTGCGACGACTCCCCCCAGTTGATGACAAAATCCGGCACCGTGGTGAAACTGTCGACGTCTGTCGTCACCGTGATGCCGTACACCGACGCCAGTTTTCTGATGATGGCCAGCGCATCACCGCCCTTTATCATGTTGTTCTCCCACCAGGCGGAGCAGTCCACCAGGTCCTGACACATCCCCCTGCCCGTCACCCGGATGTCATGCGACTGCGGCGTCAGGGTGTTCACCCACTGGTCGACATAGCCGGTCATCACCCGGTCGTCGCCGATGGTTATCGTGCAGCTGCTCCCCGGCGGGGCAAGCTGGTATCCTTCCTGCGGATACCAGTCCGTGAGCGAAAGCTCAAAATCCGACGGCAGACGCTCTACGCCCCGCGTCACCCGGATATCATTCCACCCCGACATGACGGTGTTGTTTACCTTCAGTGTCAGGGTGTCGTCTGTGGTTGTACTCATGAGTTTCTCGCTGTGAAGGAAAGCGGCATGAACGCCGGATGGACGGGAGAGGCCGCCTGTACCAGTTCGTCCGCACGCGCGGCGTCCTGATACAGCCGGTTTGCCAGCGCCAGCGACGGCTGCGGTGAGCGGCTGGTCACCTTCATCACGTCCTGTTGTGACAGATAATTCGTCTGCCAGTGCGTGACAAACTGCGTGTACTGCGCATTCAGCGCATCGTGACTGTCGTCATCTCCGGCATCAGCAAGCAGAAGCAGTACCGCCTCTGTCACCGTGCGGGCCTTCCGCATCACCGACACCGCATCATCGTAACCCTGAGGGGTGTACTGCATCAGTCGCCACAGCATCGCACCGGCGCCCAGGGTGCGGATGAAGGCCTGCACGGATGCACTGATGGCGCAGGCCGTCTCCCCTTCGTAATACGTCCCGTCTTCCGCCGACGCAATCTCTGCCATGACGCGGATTTTCTCCGTGTCACTGCCCGTGGCCTCCGCCAGCGTGGTGATGACCGCCTGTATCGCGGACACAGCACCGGATACGGACGAGATGTCATCCAGCGCCGCTATCGCCGATTCCGCCGCCGACCGGTCCCGCACGGAGCAGGCCTGAATGGTTTCCAGAATGCTGTCATCATCCGCCTCCGTGGTGGCAAGCCACGTGGAAAGTGACGAGGCCGTGCTGCCTGATGCGGTCCCGCTGTCACTGGCTGTGCAGTAACGCCCGTAGCTGTCCGGCGAATACAGGGATGACACCGTGCTGGTCATACTGGTCACCGATGTCACCGCCCGCGAAAATATCGTCTCCCACGCGCTCACCGTGCTCTTTATCGTCTTAACCGCCCCGGTGACACTGTTCATCTCACCGGTAATCGCCGCCAGCATCACGGCGGCCGTTGTGGTCAGCGTCTGATACCACGTCTCCGATGACGTGGAGCTTGTCCCCGTCACCAGTGAAAACGCTTTTTCACCTGACTCAATGACGGTCAGCATGAACGAAAACACACGCCCGGACTCCACCCCCTCCTCAATGCGCAGACCGCCGTCCGGCACGTAAACCGTCATCTCACCCAGCGTCGGATGCACCAGCAGACCACCACCGGATGTCTCGCAGGCCGCAATCATCGCGTCACGCTGGCTGAACACATCTCCGGCGCTGTACACCAGACTGTCCTGTATCAGGAACCCACGCAGCGTGAACTTCCGGGCGCTGCGTCCCAGGTCTTCCACCCACACCGTATCCCGGTACGGATATTCATGTACCGCCACCCGGCGGCCCACCACGCTCTCACCGCTGATGACGCCAAACGGCACACCGCGGAAGGACGCCTGATTAATATGCGACTGCCAGTCCCACCCGCCGGTGGAAGACAGCCCCAGCGTGTCCGCCACCGCGTCTGTGATAATGCCCACCTTCTGCTCCTCACACATCCATCGCCGTGGACACCGCGCCTCCCTTCACCGTCCGGCGGGTTGTCTGCCCCGTGGTCGTGTTGGTGACGTTAATGTCCAGCCGGATTTTGTTTTCGCTGAAACCGCGACTGATTTCATCCCGCACGTCTGCCACTGAACTGCCGGACTGCGGCGTGATGATGCTGCCGCCGGATATCTGTGACATGTGCCTGAGTACCTTCGGCGCGTAGGCCTGCGTCTCCTGCGGCATCCCCTTATGTCCGCGAAGCCAGGCACTCATGTTGCCTTCGCCCCAGTTGTACGCCTGAAAGGCGCGCTGCATGTCACCACCATACTGCGCCATCAGCCCCGCCAGTTTTCTGGCCGCCGCCTCCGAGGCCCGGTAAGGGTTAAACACATCCATGCCGGAAAGCCCGAACTCCCGCGCCGTCGGGTCGATGAACTGAAACATCCCCTTTGCCGCACCGTAACGGGTGAGCGGCCCGACCGCATCCGCCCGTCCCGACGACTCCGTCATGGCCAGACCGTACAGCGTGTTTGCCGGAAGGTTGTACTGCTTCTCCAGCGCCGCAAAATGTGCCAGCAGTTCAGGGGTGATGTCGTTGTGACCTGTACCACCTTGCGGTGATGATGAGGGAGGTTGTGATATCGCCTGTGACGGCGCCGACAGCGCCGCTGCCAGGTCATCACTCAGCGTTGCCGTGAGCGCATTCAGCCTGTCGGACCGCTGACCGGACAGCCGTGTATACATCTCCAGAAGATCGGATGTCGCAATATTGTTATCGAGATTGTATCTCTGCCGCGACGTCAGTGACTTCAGTTTCTCCGGATGCGCATACAGATAACTGCGCAGCTCTGACAGATGATCACCCGTTTTCTGCTGGCTGCTGCGCCTGTCGCTCATGACGTCAACCGCCCAGTCAACAGAGGCGGTGACGGCATCACTGCCCAGCACTTTCGCCTTCACTCTGTCAGTGAAGCCGTCCCACGCAGCAGACAGAAGGTTCAGGTTGCTGTTCGCCTGAACCAGCTTTGCGTTCAGGCTGTCCGGCATCGTCAGTTTCAGGCGATCGGACTCCGCCAGCGCCGCATTCAGGTTTTTTGTTCCCCGCAGCAGCGCCAGTTGTGCATCTGACAGCCCCAGTGCGTCCGCCACCACCTTCTGCGATGAGCTGTTCATCCGCCCGAAGGCGTCAGTCAGGTTCTGCGTGCTTTTCTCAAGATTCACCGTGTGGTTGCTGTTCTCCGCCAGCTTCACGCCAAACTGATTCAGTATGCCCACCACCTCCGGTGAACGGGTGTTCAGCGCATCGTTCAGTGTCGTGAACAGTGAACCGGTCTCCGCCTGCGCCTGCTCTGCCGACAGCCCCATCAGGCGGAACACCCCGGCAAACCGGCTGAACGCACTCACACTCATTCCGGCGTTTCTTGCGTTCACATCAAGGCTGTATGCCGCTTTCGAGGCATCATAAAGATGACTGACGACCGCCTTCACCGCCATGCCACCGCCAGCGACCGCAAGCCCCGCAAGACCTCCGCGCCCCAGCGCACTGAACAGCTCTGATGACAGTGCCCCGACATTGCGCAGCGGCGGCACAATATCCCCGAAGTGCTGTGATGTGTCTTTCCCCAGCCGGGACAGACGTTCAAAATATCCGGACATCCTGTCCGCATTCTCCTGACTCTCCTTTCCCAGCGCCCTGTTGCCCGCACTGTCTGTGGCCAGCAGCGCATTCATCAGTAGCGTTACCGAGTCGTGGATCTGCGTTATCTTCCCGCCCAGCGCATCTGCCGCACCGGATGCCCCGCTCAGGGGCGTTTCATTCACCGCATCAAGACCGTCACACAGTGACGACACGCAGGCGGCCGCCTGCTCTGCGTTACCCGCCAGCGAACCGGCAGCCTCTGAGGCTCTCTGTAAAAGCGCACTCGCGTTGTCCTTTGCATTCAGCTCAAAATTGAAAGCATTACCCGCCATCGCCACTCCTCAGTCTGTTGATCCGCACCGCCTGTGACGTCCACCACAGGATTTCACCGGCGGTCAGCCCCCACGCCTCGCGCGGGGACCAGCGAAAGAACCACGTCAGTTCAGCCGCCCTCGCCTGCCACTGGCTCAGGCTTCCAGGAAAAAACCCGTCAGGAACCGTTCGCACTTTTTGTAATCGGACACCGCCATGAACTTCAGCGGGGCAGACGGCACACCCGCCACTGCCGCAATCAGCTCACGCATGGCCGCCATTGCGCCCAGTGAGGCGGTATTGCGGTGAAAGTCCTCCGCCTGGAACAGCACCGGCTCTTTCAGGCGCAGCTCACGGAACTCCGTCCTGGTATCCGGATCCTTCACCGGACGTTTCAGGGTAACCACCAGTTCTTCTGTCTGTTTCTCATTCATCATCAGCTCTCCGACACCGTTTGCCCTTCAAAACGGGCCGTAAAGGTTGCATCGTTGTTGTCTGTCTCAATCCGGCCAACCAGCCACATGTTCTGGCCGACAATCGTCTTGCCGTTCACCAGATAGGCTGCCACCGTCACATCCGTATATGCCGCAAAATCCTTCAGTGACAGCGAACCGGAATCACGCACCGTCATCTCAATGAACGGCGCCCTGTATGACTCCTTAAACCCGTGCACGCCACTCATCCCCGTGAGCGTTTCACGCTCAATGTCACCCACGGAATATTTGAACGTCCCGGCCACATTGACCGACACGCCGTCAATCGTCACAGTACAGGTGCCCGCTAACGCATTCTGACTCATCATCGTCTCCCGTAAACAAGCCGCCCGCAGGCGGCATCATGGTTAATCACTGCTGCTGTTCAGCCTGAACTGGTTCAGCACCGCAAAGATGCGCAGCTGGTTCATCAGGCGACCCGGCCACACCACGTTCACGCGGTTCGGGTTGTCACTGTCACGTTCAACCACCAGTTGCTCCGCAAACGCATCCGCATCCTGTACGTAGCCGTTGTTCGCCAGCGTGTTGAACTGAGCAATCAGTTCGGCCCGGATGATCGACGGGGTGACAATCGCACTCCCTGCCGGAATATTCGCGCCATCGTCCGCCAGCTTCATCCGCCCCATCTTCGACGTCACCTGCGTCTTCATGGAGCGCATCACATACATCAGTGTGTACATCGTCTCGATCTGCAGGTAGCTGTCGTCCGCCGCACCGTAGCCGTTGGTCTGGTACGTGGTGATGGTGTTCTCAAGCGTCACCGTATCGTCGTCCGACACCGTGAAAGTTGAGATGCCGCTGTAGAGAAGCGCGTTCCGCTCCGTCAGGGTGAAACGACTTGCCAGCGGCGGGGCCAGCACACCGGACACCGACAGCGTCTGGGTGGGTCTCGCCGGATCGTTGCGGACCGACTGCGCCAGCGCTCCCACCATCGCGGCAGCATAATCATACGAAGTGTTCGGACCGTCATACACGCCCCAGAGGGTCATGTGCCGGTCGTTGCGGCTTTCTCCCTTGTCCGCCAGCTCGCCGTAGCTGCCGCTCGCCGCCGTGAAGGCATGACCGTAGATTTGTTTGTCCCACGCCCAGCGCCCTTCGTCATCCGACAGAAAATCCTTCATATCGTTGAGCGATGTGGTGTCCGGATAAGCAAGGACAATGAAATCAAACGAGCGGTCGCCCAGAGAGGCGAGCGCATCCGCAAGGTCCGGTGCACCTTCGCCACCGCTCATCGCCGTGATGGTCAGCGTCAGGCCGTCCGGGGTGGACTCGCCGCCGGATGACCCGTGATAGTTCAGCCGGATGTCAATGGTGTTCCCCACCTCGCCGCTATTTCTGGCGGTGAGTTCAATGGTCGTGCCGTCGCTGGCCACCGATGCGGTCACCGGCAGCGCAGAGGTTGCATTAATTTTTGCCGCCAGCAGACTGGCTATCTCCGACTGCGTGTGCGTTGACTTCACCGTCAGGCGAACACGGGTCCCTGCGATGTACAGGTAAATGACGCCGGATGCCGTCGGCACACTGTCAACAGATATGCTGCCCGTGGCCGTCGTCATGCTGCTGTCATCATCTGCCAGCGGCAGCAGCCAGGTCTCTCCGTAGCTGTCGTTTTTAAGGTAGGCTGTCAGCATGGTATGCAGCATTGAGCCTTCACCACACAGTCCGGCTGCCGTGGAGGCCGACGAACAGCGGTATGCCGTCCCTGCCGTGGCGGTCCCCTCTGCCGTCATCTGACCAATCAGCAGTGTGCGCTGTGTCTCCGTGGCGCTGTTCGCCATCGAGTTGTCCACTTCGACGTAGAACAGTGGCACACGGAGATTTGTCGGGATATTGCTGAACGAGACCGTCATGCATCACCCCCTTTCGCTGTGGTGGCAGACGTGCTGCCTGTTCCTGTCGTGGACGCGGTCACTTTGCCGGTGGCTGCCGTGGTGGCCCTGTCAGCCAGCACCACATCCCCCTGCTTCAGGCGGCGTCGCCAGAACAAATCACGATCCGGCACCTCGGCCCCCTCATCAGGCAGCAGACGTGACGGGTCGCCGGGATAGCGCACCCTGCGCCCCGGTACAGGTTTCACAAACATGGAATTTCTCCTGTCAGGTTTCGCTGCCGGTTTCATCACCGGCAGGCAAATCAAAATGAAGGTGGAGTGGCGGATGCACGCCGCGAACGTTCACCTCACGCAGTGGCACGATCTCAGACGGGAAGAAATCCTCCGGCCCCTGGTAGTACTCCAGATCCAGCTCCAGCACCACAATGCCGGCGTGTCCTTCACCTTCGGAGTCCACACCGATATGCGCCCGGATATTGCTGATTTGCTGAAACTTCATGCGGACGTCCGGATTACCGATGATGGCACGCTCTAACGCCTCCTTCATCGCCTCCGCCTCTTCCCACGCAACACCGGCTGCGCTCTCCGTATCGTCACCGCTGGCATACGCCAGTACGCGACCGTCGATACGCAACGTCGTCGTGGTCGTGTACTGCGGCACATGCCGCCCCTGTGACACCTTGTGTTCGGTCTGCACGGACACAATGACTAGCGGATACTGATCGGGCATTACCGGCAGGGTGCGCGGGGAATACACTTTCCAGCCAGCCCCGGTGGCGTCACTCAGTGCCCTGGTGACAATTTTTCTGACTTCTGCGGTATTCATCACTTCACCCTGTTCAGTTCAAGACGCGTGCCGCCGTGGCTGTCCGGCTGCACATCCCGCACGATATACAGCTTCCCCGTCCGCACGATGAGAAAAATATCGCCCTGCTTCGGCTTCACGCGGCATTCCGCATCCCGCACACCCAGCACGGGCAGCGTGGAGTTTGATTCCGTGCCCCCGTCCTCGCCGACAAGCTGCTGCGTGTACGCCCGGTCAAAAATCCCCGTCAGCCGGTACGCCTCACCGCCACGCGGGCGGTGTTCGCACTCCTCACCAAACACCCCGAACAACGGGGAGAGCAGGTTTTTGTCCCAGTCAACCGGTCCGGTCATCACCCTTCATCTCCGCCAGTGAAACAATCACCCCCAGGCGCAGAAGACGCTGCGCCTCACTTTCGCTCAGGGTGATCACATGGCCCTGCGCCACCCGTTGTCCGTTGTGCTGCACACAACCACGCAGCACAACATAGTCAACCGGCGCGCCCTTTTTGCCGGACGCCATCTCACACCACCGACGCGCACAGGCACGCATTGACACGGGACGGGATGACAATCGGTGCCGACTGCATCATCAGGAAACGCTGTGCCGGATCCTGCTGATCCCACATTTTCGGGGCATAGGCCATCTGGCCGTAATTAAACGCCGGATCCATGATGCAGGCGAACGCGCGGGTTCCCATCAGGGCTGCTCCGGTCAGAATGACGTTGCCGTCATCCAGCATCGGTTTTTCGGTTCCGTCATCCGGATCGATGAACCAGTCGTTATACAGCCAGAGGTTGAAGTTACCCCATTTGCCCTTGTACACCGCACCGGTGTTGATCTGCGTCCCCGGGTTCACCACGTTGCTGGTCGGGTTCAGGGCGGGCATGTTGATGGCGTTCTCACGAATGAAGCTGTCGTTCATGAACGCCTTCCAGGCCGACGGCGTGAAAATCACCTCGGTCGGGTACGCACCGGATTTTTTCAGCATCAGCGTCGCCCACGCCTCCAGGCAGGTGGTCGGGATCGTGCTGCTTTCCTCAGAAGGCCAGACATCATCACCGCTCAGCGTCACCGTCAGGTCACTGTCACGACGAAAATCCACTTCCGTGGTCGGGTAGCCCTCACCGGCTATCGTCACCTTCGCGTACTGGAGCGCCTGTGCCGCCATCCATTCAAGACGACGGTTCAGCATGTTGATCTGGTCGGCCATCTCGTACTGGAGGTTCAGCATTGCACGCTCTGCTGGCGTGTACTCACGCCCGCCCAGGCGTTCGCCGATCATACGGCGCACCGGACGAAGCAAATCGGGAACGCGCTTGTCCTTGATGTAGGCCGGTTTGAAGATGTTGGTCTGATACGGCAGGGCCTCAACCATTGGTCCTTCCACCAGAGGGGAGCAGAACGGCGACATACGGCGTGCGCCCACTTCCACGTCAATGGCCACGGACTCCGTATCGCTCAGCACGATATTCGGGAAGAAACTGTCCAGCAGCCAGTTCTGGGCCACAAACAGGTTCGGCACCACCTGCGCCAGAAACGCGGTGTCGTACAGCAGATTAAAGTCTTTTTCGCTCATGAAAAAATTCCATAAAAAAAGCCGCATCATGCGGCTGTCAGGCTCTCAGTGGGGATCAGGGCACCGTGACCGGGTTGCGCAGAAAGATTTTCTCTTTCTCCAGCGCCACGCACAGATCGTCAATGTCCCAGCTTTCATCAAAAATGACCCGGTTTGCGTTGAACTCACCCATCAGGTAGACGCCAGCCAGCACATCACCGGAGGAAGAATCCGCCAGGTCAGCCAGAATCGCCACCGGCGTTTCGCTGCCGTCCGTCACCCCCGTCCCCTGTGTGCAGAGGGTGTACGCGCCGCTTTCCGTGATGCGCCCCAGCACCGTACCGCGCAGGTATACCTCTCCTCCGGTGATGGTCACGGTTTTTGTGACCACCTGAAGCGGTCCGCACAGCAGCTGGTCCGGCTGGTATGCGTCCGACCAGTAACCCGGTGCCGACGGGTTGTTTCCGTATGTGCTCATTATGCTTTACCCCCCATAGCCTCGTTGTACAGTTTCATGGCGTGCTGTGCCATCGCGTGCGCCTCCGTCGGTGCAGGGCGGACATCACGTCCGGTTCCCGGCTGTGGTGCATACTGCATACGGGCAGTCAGTCCACCTTTCTGACCTGCGCCTCCTGCCACCGCCGCTTTCATCACCGCTCTGGCCTGTTTCACACTCATGCGGGTGTTGAAGGCCAGCTCTGCGGCAAGGGCCGGATTTTTCGCTGCATACGGCGTGGCGAAGATGGCTGCGCAGCGATGACGTTCGCTGGCGCGGGCCTTTTCTTCGTCATTGTCGTCTTCTGCGTTTTCATCGTCGTCGTTATCGTCATCATCCGCACGGGAGCGCGCCTTGCGGCTTTCGCGGCGGTCCTCGTCCTCCTCCGCCTGCCCGTCGTCGTTATCGTCATCCGCACGGGAGCGTGCCTTACGACTTTCGCGGCGGTCCTCGTCCTCCTCCGCATTCTCGTCGTCGCGTTTGTCCTCCGGATCGTCATCCATTCGCGAACGACCGCCCATGCCTACCAGGTGCATGAAAGAAAATTTACGCATTGTTTGCTGTCTCCTTTAACAGAAAAGAAAAGGCCTCATCCGGTGACATCACATCGTCGGCAAGACCTGCCTGCACCCCTTCGTCAGCCCGTAACGTCCGGGCCTCAAGTGCACGCACCGCATCCGCGCTGATGCCACGGTTGCGGGCAACGGTTTCGATAAAAAGCGTACCTGCGGCGTCAATGTCCGCCTGAAGTGCTGCCTGTGCCGCCTCACTCAGCGGACGCAGCGGACTGGTCTCCGCCTTCCGGCTGCCACAGGTGATGATGGTCACGTTCAGCCCTTCATCCTTCATCTGGCGCGACATGTCACAGTGCACATAGATGACACCAACGGACCCCACGCCACCCGTGCGGGGGACCAGGATCCGGTCGGCGGCGCTGGCAAGGGCATAGGCCGCCGAGTACGCCGACTCCGAGAGAATGGCGTGCACCGGTTTCTGCCCGCGACAGGCAAAAATCGTGTCCACCAGATCAAAACACCCGGCCACTTCTCCGCCGGGGGAATCGATATCAAGACAGATGCCCTTCACATCAGGGTCGTTAAGCGCCGTCAGAAAATTTCGCCGGATGCCGTCATACCCCGTCATGCCGGAGTAAGGCCGCAGCATCCCCAGTTTCTGTACCAGGGTGCCGTGCACGGGAATAACGGCGATCCCCTCCAGAATGTCGTACCCGCTTTCACGGGCGGGACGGCAGAAATCGTCTTCATCATCGTCATACCAGGCCCCCGTTTTTATCCGGGTGATCCCGAGTCGTTCTGCCAGTGCCGTAACAATGATTTCCGCTTTTCGCGGATGAAGGGCCAGCGGCGTGTTCAGCAGGCGCTGGCTTAACAGTGCAAGTTGATTCATGAAACATCAGGCTCCTTCGGCTCTGCCGGGGCGCTCCCCGTCGGTGTGGGGGCAAACTGCTCTGCCTGAAACCAGGAAGGCGGTGTCAGGCCTCTTTCCTTAAAGGCCCGCTCTTCACGCGCCCGCTGGTCGAGAATATCCTCGAAATCTTCCCCCACGTTCTCGGCCACTTCGATTTCCAGCGTGGACATGCCGGCCTCCATCGCCAGAATCGCCCCTTTTTTCTCCGCGACCGGATCCACCCAGCCGCGCCCCGGTCCCATCCACTGGGCGCGGGTGTAAGCAGCCCGTGCCGCCAGAAAGTCCGGTGCACCCGCAGGCAGCGGCAAATCCTCTTCTTCGTGCAGCTCTTCCAGAAACGCCGTCAGCACCGGCTGGGCAAAGCCAACCGCAAACTCATCACGACGGCGGGTCAGTGTTTTCCACGCCTCAAGAAGTGCCGCACGGGCAGAGCTGTAATTCACATCAGACCAGTCCTGCGTCACCTGCTGGGTGGACAGCCCCAGCGCGGCGGCAATATTCCTGAGCACCGTGCCCTCGAACTCCTTGAAGTTACTGACCGGGCGGGCGGCGCTCACGGCTTTTGGCTCTTCGCCGGGGAACGTGATGGGAATACGCACGCCCGACATCGAAATCCGGTTAGTATCGTGATACTTCATGCGCGCATCCTGGTAGCCATTAATCACCTCCGCGTCACTCATCAGATCTTCTGTCAGTTTCGGGTCATAGGGCGACGTGATGAAAAAACCGAACATGGCATTGATGATGGCGGCTTCCAGCTCCACCTGGTCGTACTTGATGAGCATTTTCAGACGCTGAACCACGGGATTGAGAATACCGACACCACGGTGCTGGCCCGCACGGTCATGATCAAAGTCATGCACCACCACCGGCCTTCCCCACGACGTTTCACGCGGCACGCGTTCCCAGTGCATCGTGTCACTGCCGCTCCACCAGTCCCCCATGTGTGCGGACCGGATGTGATAGGCCACCGGCACCCCGTCCGCGTCAATTTCCACACCGCCACGGATATGCGGCTGGTCAAACGCATCGTTCGGGTTACTCAGCCGGTCAGGGTCAATCACCTGCACCACCGTACTGTAGCGCCCGCGACCGGGGGCTATTCTGTCCGGTCGCCAGTGGATGACCGCCAGCGCATCGCCGTCGACCATCTTGTGGCGGAATGCCAGCCGGAAAAGCTGTGGCAGGGTCTGTCTGCGCTCAAGGTCGCAGTAACACCCGGCATCACCGGCCCAGTTGCGCCAGTGCGCTTCCACACAACGCCCGTACTCATCCGCCCAGTCTGCATCAAATGCCCGGTTGCCGGTCATCTCTGCCAGCATCCGGTAGTCAGGCTTCATCCTCGGGCGAAAAACCACCCCCATGGCATTGTCCAGCAGGCGGGTGATACTGCCATTCGCCCAGCCGTCATTGCGGACAAGGTCGCGCATTCTGGCAACCATACGGTTGCGCCAGATATTCACTTCATTGTCCGGTGACCACAGTACCGGGTTCCAGCCCGCCACCGAACCGTGCGAGAAACCGGCAGAGTCGTAGGGGATACGCCCGCTGTCATTCAGTGCGCGTTTTTTTTCCGTCTGTTGCGGAAAAGGTCTGCCATTTTTATCGACTATCATCGCTCACCTCAGTAACGCACGCTCAGGGACCTTCTCGTCCTTATCCCCAGCGCCCGCTGGAGCGTCGCGATCAGCGCCAGCAAATCCGCACTGCTGGCCTGTGAATAAGTCACGGTGCGCGTGCCGTCCCCCTGTGCATAGGAGAAACTCACGCCACGCCGCCCTGAAAGCAGCTCAATATAGGCCGCCTGAGCTTCATTCAGTGCCGCCTTCAGTTGTTCTTTTGACATTCCGGCAAACACGCCGGGGGTATTCATCATCGTCTCACTCCTGCAAGCCTCATATGCAGCGGTATTTTCTTACGGGGTGTCTCCGGTGCTTTTGCGCCCGGCATACTTAAACTGATTTTTTCTTCCGGCTGCGCGGGAGGCGGCGCCATAAACGACAGATCCTGCGCCGCCCGTTCAGCCAGACGGTTCAGTTTCAGGCCGTGATGCAGCAGCCCCTTCAGGGCCGCGTAACCGTACACCATGCAGTCCAGCGCCTCATTCGCCCGCCCGGAAGACAACTCCCAGACACGGTACACCTGCCCGCCGCTCTCCTTACGTACCAGACGCTCAGAGAGCAGCTGACTGAAATAGTGCAGATCCAGAAACGACGGAAAATGGATACAGCCTGCGGTCGGCGCGCCTGCCGGATCCGGCTCAATATGCAGCCGGTGCCTGATGTCGTCCTTCGCGGAGTTCACCCCCAGAATGACGGGGCGGAAGGATTTCCGGTTGCGGGACGAAACGACACGCGTCGGCCAGACGGGATTACGTTTGCCGCCAGTGGCGGACTCACCTTTTGTCGCCCAGATACGACGCCCGATACGCGCCTTCGAGAACTCGTACACTTTGTTGGTGTGATGACCGCCCGAGTCATGACAGACTGCCGAAACCGTCAGCCCGAAACCGTCAGCCCGCCGCCAGACCTGTTTCAGATACGCGTCAAGGCGCTCCCACGGCTCTTCTGTTTCCAGGTCACCAAAAATCACGTCATGCGCAATCACCCAGCACTCTTCGTTCATGCCCCAGCCGAGAACGGTGATTTCAAAGCGGTCATCCTGTGTATCCACCCCGGCGGTGAGCAGGAGCACGCCATGCGGCACCTCCGCCCCCCAGACCTCAACGCGGGCGATCAGCCGCTGCTCACTCATCGCAAACTCGCCTGCATCCTCGTAAGGCTCGCCCAGCGTGGTGTTGATGAATGTCTGGCGCATCAGCGGATCGTCCTTCACCCTCAGCCACTCGGCGACCAGATTCGGCCAGGAAGCATTTGAGTGTGGACTGTATCCCGTCCAGATATGAAAACCGGCATGCCCCCTGAATGGTGCACCGGCACGCCATTCGCCTTTTGCCAGCATCCCGGGCAGTTCACTGTGCACAATCACACAGCCGTGGTGGCGGCACAGATAGTAAGCGGTCTCCGGCAGCCCGTTTCCTTCGCTGTCCTTTTCCCACTTGATGCCGTAAGGGGTGCTTTTGCTGCCCCACTCCAGCACCTGATATTCCCCGCATTGAGGACAGGGCACGAAGTAGCGGCGCTGATCGCTTTCCAGCCAGGCTTTTTCAATACGGCTCACGCCTTTCACGGTTGGCGTGGAGCCGAGCACAATCTTGCGGTTCCAGAAGGTTTCGGAACGTTTTGTTCCCAGCGCAATCTGATCCCCTTCGGATCCTGCGCCCCCTGCCGGATACCCGTCCACCTCATCAAAAAGGATGATGCGGCATGTGATACGGCGAAACCCGCCGGGGGAGTTGGCCCCGACCAGCGTGAGGTTTGCGCCGTTGGAAAAGGTTTTGCGAAGAATGGTCTGGTTGCTGTTTTTTGCCTTCGGGTCGCCGCTGATGGCTGCCAGCACCGGCGTGTCGCGCAGCATCGGGGCAATTTCGGTTTTACTGTAGTCTTCGGCGTCCTCCACCCTCGGCTGAACCACCAGGATGGGGGACGGATCATGTGCCAGGTAATAGCCCACCGCATGGTCAAGAATTTTCGTGTATCCCACACGGGCTGATTTCATCACTGACACATACGTGACCGACGGGTCTGTGATGGCATCCATCATGCCGTCCTGATAGGGATAGGAGCGGAATTTCCCCGTCTGGGCACTGGTCTCACGGGAAAGTACAGCGAAGGTGTTGGCCCACTGGCTTAAGGACATCGGCGGGGCCGGAACGGCACATCCTCGCGCCAGGATCAGCGCCTCTTCAAACTGTATCTCCGGCGGATGCCCTGTCATCAGTTCCAAGTTCACTAAGCGCCTCGTAAATCAGTTCCTGCAACGCTGCTGTGAATCCCTGATCGTCAGTCATCCCCGCCAGCACCCGCAGACGAGGACCATGCTCCGGCGCAAGGGCAACAAGGCGCGTCCTCATCCGGGTATATTCACTACTCACCCGATCAATCATATGCTTCCACGGGAGCAGCGTTCCTTTCTTTTCGTCATACTCGAGTTTTGCCAGCAGCGCGAAATAGTTCTCTTTCATGGTTCTGGCTTCATCGAGGGTCATCATGGCCCCGTGGCTGGCAATGAACTGTTCAACCCGTGCTTCTTTCGAAACATCAGGGGAGTAATCGTACAGAGCAATGCTGTTACCTTCGTTGTTACCCGGAGTGTTACCTTCAGGTGCTACCCTGTTACCCAAACGGTTACCCTTGCGTGTTACCCTGTTACCTTTTTGCTCGTTTTTTGTTCGGGTAACAGTTTTTTTGTTACCTTCGGGTGTTACCCTGTTACCCAAAGCGTTACCTTTTTGCTCAATTTTTGCTCGGGTAACAGTTTTCCGGTAACGCCGGATCCGCTCGTTTGAGGCATTAACATCGATGTCCTCACCGTCCAGAACCAGCCAGCCACGGGCCTTCCACGCTGTTACCGTCTTGCGGCTGACACCGTGAAGTTTTGCGAATTCCGCCTGATTCATCTGTTACCCTCTGTTACCTGTTACCCAAATTTCAAAAATTTATAGCTAGCGAAACACCGCGCTCGCGCAATGCCCGTGCAATAACCCGCTCAGGAAGGACCCGTTACCCACCTGCTGTACTGTCTGCATCACTTCGCCGTCTTTAAAGCCTGTTCAAGCGCCACATTCAGCTCCGTCTTCATGAGACGCGATGCCATGTCATGGGCCAGTTCCTGATAACCCAGTACCGGCGTGACCGGCAGTGCATCACCAAAACGTATCAACAGCTTTGGTGGACGGTTTTTTTTGCGGGGAGCGCGTGTGCCATTGGGAGAGCGTTTTCTCCGCTTCCTGGTTTTTGCCACTTTTTTCGCTTTCTTACGCTGCCAGACGCCACCAACGGCCTCACCATCGTTGTTCATCACCTTACCGATGAACACATCCGGTCTGGCCTTCAGCTGTTGCAGTTTTGCCTTTGGCAGGTTGCCGTATTTGTTCAGCCGGATATTTTTCGGGTTCAGTACAGCTTTCTGCCCCTCACCGAGATAATGCAGCCCTCCCACCTCAAAGGGTTCAAGGTAAGGCACGGCGGTATCCATGATGAACACCCGCCCGGTCAGATTGTCCTTTGTCGCCCCTTTTGAGCGCACCGAGTTCACTGTGAACGGTGTCGGATTCTCCAGCTTCCGGCGAAGGTTTTCTTTCTCTGCCGCTTCAATTTTTCTCACCGTGGCAGTGATGGCGCGCGCAGTGGCAAAGCGCACCTGCTTCTGCACTCCCAGAAGCTGCCTGCTGAGATCTTTAAGATCAGCCATAACCCCCCCCCATTCATCACTGATGCGCATCTCCACCAGTTGAGACAACTCAAACTTAAACGGAACAGCAGTCGCGCCCTGTCCGGGCTGACGCAACTCACCAGGAAAAAAGGCACCAGTATCGCTACCAGTGCCCATTTCGCCGCCGTTCGCGGCATTCTGTGTGTCCAGTGTTTTCGCGTCATATCACCACCAACGCACAGCCCAAATCAGAACAGCGATCGCCACAAGGCGAATTGCAAAGGCCGTTGCCCGAATAAAATCAGTACTCATCTGTTTAAATAAATTGTTGTGTATGCAACCAGTGCGGTACAAATAATCCATGCAACTGGCGTCAGTATATGTCTGATGCCCCGGCATACCACGATGATTTTTGCGGCATCATCTGCCCCCTGCGGAGTCGTTTCTGCTTTTATCATCAGTTGCCATGCTCCTCATAACCCCCATCCCCACTCACGATTTCAGAGCAACAATCAATTTTGCCAGCCCATACAGCATCGGAGACACGGCTATGCCAACCGCCACCCACTTAATGGCAAAAGCCACCGCTCTGCTGATGTCATCAGTTACAGGCGCTTTCAATTCAAGGCCGTTTTTCATAGTCAACCTCAACAGAATTCGTTTATACTTCCTCATGCTCTCCCTTGCCTTACCCAAGGTCAGAAAACTAAAAACCCCGGACTGTTCCCGCAGCCGGGGTTTTGTTTTATCAGTCTGCCGTCACGGTGACTGCCACCTCCGCAGAGGACTCACCTTTCGTCAGTGTGATGGTTGCCGTGCCTTCTGCCACCAGAGTGATGGTAAGCACGCCGTCTGCATATTCTGCTGTCGCAACGCTCAGGTCTGAGGTATTCACCTGCACGTCGCTGTCGCCTGCGGCGGTGGCCTGAACGGTGAGTGTGTCGCCCGCCTTTCCGCTGACCGTCGTTTCAGACAGTGCCAGACTGTCCGTATCAGTCTCTGATTCGTCAGCCTCTGGTTCGTCATCATCTGACGTGTCACTGACCAGCGCCTCCAGTTCGCTCAGGTCAAATTCCGGCGGCGTGGATTCCAGATATTTCTGCTTCACCAGAGAAAGCACATCATCGTTGTTCAGCACAATGCTGATGGTCTCTGCGACCGTTAGTGTGATTTTTGACATTTTTTCTCCTCGTCAAAAAAAAGCCCCTTCGGGATGAAAGGGCGTTATCAGGCGGTAACCTCTTCGCCGGCGGCGTCTTCATCCGTCGTACCGGATATTGCCGCCACCGCCGTGTTGTACAGGTCCACCACCGAGTCAATCAGCGCCGAGAAATAGGCGCAGATGTTGTCCCATTCCTCCCCCAGCGACTCTGCCGCCGCTTTCAGGGTGGCAAGCACCAGCGCCTTCTTGGTGGCACCCGTTGCCTTCAGCGCTTCGTAAGCCTCTTCCACCTTCACGATGGCAGACTTCATAATGTCCAGCAGCTTCGCGCCGTTTTCGTAAACACTGACCACCCCCGACGCTATCGCTGACACGCCGGAGACAATCGTTGACAGGGTGCTGAGTGATACGCTCATGTTTCTTTCCTCTGCGTCAGGTTCAGTTGATGATGCCGCTGTCCCGCAGTTGTCTGAGACAGCTGGCGGTATTGTCACGTAATATGCTGTTCCAGGTGTGGACACCGACGGCGTCGATGGCCCACGCCTGCTGAGCAGCGATGTAATCGCGCAGAACAGCAGGGTCGTCAGTCTTGTCACATTCACTGCACTCCGGATAAGACGGCAGCGTGTGGAAAGGCGTGTCCTCTCCACAGTTAACGGTGGCCTTCACCGTTAACCCGTCGGATTGCGTCGTTAATGATTCCGGTGCGTTCTGACACGCTGCCAGAAGCACGCACGCGCCCGGAATCAGCAGCGCTGATATCAGTCGCTTCACGAATTTCACGTTCTGTTTTCCTCTGTGTTTTTCGGGTGATGTCAGCCCCGGTACGGGACGTGCGGTTGATGAGCTGTTTTTCGCTCTGTGCGGTATCAGCCTTTCTGGCACCGAAGAAGGCGGCAATGGCACTAATCAGTGCGCTGAGCAGTGTCCACATTCTCCCCCTCCTTCACCTGCACAATCAGACGACCAGTCACACCACTGACCAGAATGACCAGGGCAACCAGCAGCTTCAGCCAGAACGGCAGCGACTGCCCGAGATATGATTCCGCCTCATTCATCGCCAGCGGCACGGCAGAGGCGATAAGCAGGGCATGCGTCGAGTAGAAACGCCACCAGTAACGCCATTGCGGTATCACACTCATGCCGTCACCCCGCCACAGCGCCGGTACTGCGCCACGAACATCGCCATCGTCACCTCACGCTGACCGTATCCGGCCCCCGGCAGGCTGGCCCAGATGTTCCGGCACTTCTGCACGGCAATCTCAGTACGCCCCGCCACCACATCCGCATATGCCCCCTGCTCCTTTATCATCTGCACGGCCACCGCATCCTGTGAGGCTGGCGAGAAGTCCGGCAGTTTCAGCAGGTCGCGGTAATGCGGCCAGTAACGGGACAGCAGCTGGTAACGCCCTGCTGCCGTGGATTTCAGCCCGCGACGGTTAACCGTGACCAGAACAGCCGGATGTGTGCTGTAGTCCGTGAAGGTGTGCGGCGAGTCGATGCCGTCAACGATGATGTCGTAACCGTCATTTTTCGTGTAACGGCTGGTACTGGTGCCTTCTGTCCACGCCAGCGCATCCAGAAAGGCCTTCACATTTTTGTTCATAATGAGAACTCCTTCAGTGTCGGGTAATCCCGGCGCGACGCTCCGCCCAGCGAATCAGCAGGGTGCGGATGAACTCTGTCCCCAGATACCCCAGCACCACGCCCAGAATCATGGCCCAGTCCTGGTCCACACCGCACAGCCCCAGCGCATCACGCAGATAAAACGCCAGAAAGGCGCAGATGCATGAGTCCAGCAACATCGCCCTCAGTGACTTTCCCTGCTGACAGGAACGCAGCAGGGCCATCAGCCCGGTTGCAGCAGCAACAGACACATCCGGCTCCGCCCGAAACCAGGCCAGCAGGGACATCCAGAATCCCGGTGATTTGTCAGGCATATCAGCCTCCCCTGAATACGGGGCCATCCAGAAACGCCGCGATTTTGCCTTCCGCTCCGCTGATGTGCTTGTCGCAGTCGTGCGTCATCTCATGACACAGACAGAAATTGTCCGGCTTAATGAAGCACACCTTCGACAGGTCATAGTGGGACGGGTCAGCAATAATCTCAGGACGACAGGCACCGCCCATGCCACCAAGAATGGCCAGCAGCGGGGTACCGTACGCTATCGCTGCGTGCAGCAGCAGACAGTCCCCGCAGACCACCACAGCCGCGCTCTCAGTCAGTGACAGCAGTTCTTCCGGTGACAGCTCACCGTGATGAAATCGCTGATGCGCAAACGGCACCATGCCGTCAATCCATTCGCGACGCTTTTCACAGGCATCAGACTCGTTAAGGTCTGCCACACTCACACAGTGATAACCGCGCGAAGCGAGCATCCGCGAGGCCATGTCGATGTACTCATTCAGCGGTCCACGAGAGGTGGTCTTCCACTCATTGCGCACCGTTGTCGGACGAATCACCGCCACCGGTTTGTCGGTCACCACCAGTGATGAACGCCTGAACGACGGAAGAGACGCCGGAGCTGGCGCAATCCCGAACTGTCGTGTCATTGTCATAACGACGCTTTCCCCCTGCGCCTTGCTCTGCCGGTCATGCATGATGCGGATACGCTGTGCATCCGGTGAGGGTCGGGCGATGTACGGCAGGCTCCTGTAGGCCCGCTGCTCATTTTTCTGCTGGGTACGCAGGGTGGTCTCCGAGGGAATGAAGGTCACCCCCGGCAGGTCCGCGTAAAGCTGTGGCAGGGGTGTCTGTAGCTCCACCCTGTATCCGGCACGCGAAAGCGCATCAATGAACATGCGCTGGTTAATGTTGTCGCCAATCCCGTGCATTCCCTTAACATACACGGGGCGACTTTTTGACAGTGGCATCAAGAACCTCCCTGAGCCGTCGCCGGGGAAAGCAGGTCAGGGCTGTTTCCACCGAACAGTTGATGATTTCCGCCCGTGCATTCAGTACGGACGCGTGTTTTTCAAATTCGCTCCGCCACAGACGTGTGCTGTTCTCCGTCGGGTTCTTAAGCCCCTCCGGATGGTCACCGTGCCAGTGTGTTCCGCGTGAGACGGAGCAGTCATATCCCAGCAGAATCACCCGCTCCGCTCCCAGCCAGAGCGCAAACTCAATGGCCCGTCTGCCGGAGTTAACCGGAGAGCCGCGCTCTTCAGGAAAGAAGTTAATGCCGAAGCGCTTGTGAGCAGCCCGGCTGTCAGTCCAGCGCTGAGCCGGAATGGTGATGTGACGGACGCAGGCCTTCCACCAGGAGAAGTCACAGGCAAACACGTGCGTGGCAAAAGGAACCCGTTTCCAGGTGCTGTTAACGGCGATGACAGGCAGACCGCAGTCCGCAATAAACCGGCAGTCCTCAGCAGACAGCGAAGGACCGCTGGCAGTACAGATGAAGGTTTTCATTCGGGTACAAAAAAGGCCGCCGGATGGCGACCTCAGTGTCGATGTGAAGGCTTCTGCCCGCCCTGAAGGGCGGTTGAATAAATAACTTTGGCGGAGTTAAACTTCATGAATTAACACTATCAAAAGCAAGCACTCATCATGGACAAGTTCGATCGTCAAACGCAACTCGAGCTCTTATCGTCTCTCAACGACATATTCCCCGACAAAATAAGAAACAATGAGCAGTTAAAGCGCCTGTTATCGGTATTCCCTGACAACAAAACAGCGATTGCTAATCTTTTATATCTGGAAGGTCATGGTCTTATAACCAGTGGATTACGACTTGACTCATGCGGATACAGCCATGTCTGGATGCCAGCAATCACAATCAATGGCATTGATTTTCTGCGAAATGATGGTGGTCTGAGCGCCATACTGAAAGTTCAGACCATAAAATTTCATCACAGCACCCTGACTGCTATAGAGGACATAATCCGGATTGCCAATATTCCTGAAGATCAGAAGAAGGGACTGATTTCAAAACTTCGAGAGCTTCCGTCAGACGCCATAAAACATTTGACCCTGCAATTACTGACTCAGGGGGTAATGAACATTCCGGCAGCACTTCCGTTAATTGAAAAAGCCCTGCGGTAACGCCATGCTCCCGCGCGGGGCGAATGAATGAGAAACGCCCCACGCCAATATCAGGCCCGAAACTGAGGAAGAAGTCATCCTGGCGATCGCACGCCACAAAAAAACCTTTTTCATGAAAAAAACATGAATTAATTTTCATTTATCCCTCCCGGGAACAAACTAACAGTGACTATTGCGCTGCTGTGTGCCGACACAAAAAAGCCTGCCGTAGCAGACCTCAGTGTGTTAATACGCTGTCGATACCGGGCAGGGATATCTGCCCTCGCTGCTCAAGTTGTTCGATCCTTGCCTGAAGCTGTGGCTTTTTCACTCTTCCCCAGCGGTTAAGCAAACGCCCCGACATACTGGCAACATCCTTCTCTTTCATGTATTCCAGCATGACGGCATTGCGTTCAGCCTCAAGATTTGCCACTCCCTGCCGAATAAGCTCCGCCATCCAGTTGAAAGCCTGGATGTACGCTTCCTTAAAGGTCATTGCGGCCTTCCCCGTAAAACCAAATACCAACATCGTCCAACCGTCTTTTGTCATTCGATATACAGGCTGTGGTTTACCGTTCTGTAACTCATTGTTTTCATAGCAAAGCGCAAAATTGCGCTCTGCAAATTCTTTTGAGCATTGTTGAATGACGGCCCTTGTTTTCCGCAATACATCTTTATGTTCTTTACCAAATGCTACGGCAACCTTTCGGGTATCCGTCACTGGCTCGTTGCCTGTCACAAAAACAAGATCGCGAAAATCAATGCCGTTAACAACGGTTGGATAGTTCATCACGCTCTCCTTACAGAAATGAGCCTCGTCGCCCAGAAACACCGCCCACAGAGAAGCCGCCGCTTATTACGGTGTTTCTCCGAAGCTCATTTCTGTAAGGCTCTGTGGTTTTTGATATGCGCCGGGCGTGGCGCGGAAATAAAAAAGCCTGCCGGAGCAGACCTCAAAAAAAGCCAGCTCTGGGGGAGCTGGCAGAAAAGCAAACGTGCTGATCGGATTTTCAAAACAATAAATGTATTACCTTTGCGTTAATCAGTTTGGTCTTCCGGAGCGTATCTCTCAACTGAAAACAGGCATTTTCAGATTTCGTTATCCACTGCACCAGCGGGCACACACTCTTCCGGCAGATCACCGGCAAACCATGCTGCGATTTTCTCCATCATTGTGAGATGAATGGCATTTGCCTCCTGTGAATACCCGAGCACTATCAGCGTTCTCTTGTATGCAGCATTCCTCAGCAGGCCAATTGCGGTGTTGTCATGCAGCTCAATTTCATCCATATCGGGAAACTCTGTTTCATCCGGATGAAACTCAAAATCATGCATGAGCTCACGGTATCTTGCGGCCTGAGATTCACACAGCAGCGCATTTCTTGCGGGACGAAGTGTGAGCGCAGTGAAAGCAACAATGATGACCACCAGCCCCTGTAACGCGGTATTACCCACATCTGCCAGAACAAGCCCACCAGCCAGCATCAGAATAAAATAAAGCAGATATTCCAGCCTTCGGTACAGGGTCGCCATCATCGTTTCAAGATGAAAGGAATAGCGAACGTCAAACGACACATTACGCATTGCGAATAACCTCTATAAACAGAAAATTGAGGGAATAAAAAAAACCGCCATATACGGCGGTTGAACGCATAAGACGACATATATTATTTTTGAGGTGATGGGGCACCTCTTATATTAACGACATTGAGATGGCGCGTCATCAGTCCAGGTCCTGCGCGCTACGTACCCTGTCTCTCCGAACCAAAACAGACAACGCACCATCTGAATGCTGTAAAAAAAACAGTGCTGAGTCTGCGACCTGCGTCTGTCACAGAGTGGAGATGGATAAGGGAATTTTCGCTCTCCACGAAAACATCAGCACTGCCAAGTTTTATAACTCATGTCCACTGGAGCGGGCAACGGGAATCGAACCCGCATCATCAGCTTGGAAGGCTGAGGTAATAGCCATTATACGATGCCCGCATATGGTGCCGACTACCGGAATCGAACTGGTGACCTACTGATTACAAGTCAGTTGCTCTGCCTGCTGAGCTAAGTCGGCACTGGACCGTCACCGGGGACTTGAACCCCGCACAATCAACTTAGAAGGTTGATGCTCTGTCCCGATGAGCTAGTGACGGCTGGTGGCCCTTGCTGGACTTGAACCAGCGACCTGGCGATTATGAGTCGCTCGCTCTGACCACTGAGCTAAAGGGCCCGCATCGCATCATTGCGATGGCACGGCAGAATGATACGAATAACTCAGAGATACTCAATAAGAACAAAATTAATGAACATAAATGTCCTAGTATGTTTCATTATTCAGAAAACAAAGAAAACGCAACGCGAAATTAACAACCAGCTTTCATTTCAATTACCATCTGATTTATTGTTCTTATCGAAAAACTGCAAACAGAACGACCTGTACTCACAGCCTGCAGCAAGCTTAAAGCACCACGCTTATTTTCGGGCACAAAAAAACCCGCTCAGTGGCGGGTTCTTAAATCTTATCAACGGTAGACATACAAAGCCCATCGTTTGGTAAAATTTTATCCATATTTTTTGAAAATGCAAGCATCATGTCGCCATCTTCGGTGAAAATCATTTATCTTGTCACTTTTCTCAATTGTGTCTCAGCATATGCTTCTTCCTGCCAGCACTTTGTAACCAGTTTATCAATGACATCTGCATATCCTTTGTACCACTGATAATCCGTCAGGGCAGGTACCAGCTTCTGGACATGATGCCGCGCCAGTGTGGTTGGTAAACGGCTAAACCGGTTACCATTGCAACGCCCACAAATCTTATAAACAGGCGTACCATGAAGCCGGGTTCTTTTTTCATCCAGGACAATACCTTTACCCTTACACCCTCTGCACGCTGTGCTGACTTCTCCCTTACCATGACAATGCTGACATAGTTCCTTCACCCACTCTTCCTTGATAACAGATTCCCCGCTTCTGGAGTGTTTCACCACTTCGCGCAATACATTATGAAATCCCGTACCTGCACAATGCTCACAGCGAGCCTTACTTGCCGCAGACCTGGAATAATCAGCAAAGGCAAAATTCACAAGGTAAGGGATGATCTGTAACCGGGTTTCTTCACTCAATTTGTTCAATGTCGGGTTATCCAGTGCCATCGCGTAATTGAGCAGACCTTCAATCGCAAACTGAGGATCCTGAACACCAACTTTTGCCAGGAATAAAGCAAACCCAAGCGGTGCTTTTGACTGCACCATCCCCTGCGCAGCCATCACATCCGTAATCGTTAAACCACCCGAGCCTGTCGCCAGTGCGTCATCGCTCAATTTTGGAGATTTTGGGGAGTAATATTTTGGTAAGGCCTCAAGGTTCATGCTCGTTCTCCACTTACGCCAGCACGCCAGTTGCCAGCGCGCGATCGATAAAACGAAATATCAGCTCCAGCTGGGAGCCATACTTCTCTTCAAATGCCACGGTATCCGCATGCAGCTCGTTGTGATGCTTTCTGCACAAAGGCAGCACGAAGAGGTCATGCGCTTTTGTACCCATTCCACCCTGACCGTGGCCTATCAGGTGGTGGGGATCATCAGCAGGCTTTCCACAACATGCACACGGCTGCGTCTTAACCCAGCGCGTGTACTTTTCGTTAACCCAGCGGCGACGTTTTGGGCGTAACATAAAAGACTCCGGCGATTCCGGATCCACTTTCAGCGCCAGCACCTTTTTCGCTTTATCCTGGATGATGCTGGTGGCAGGAACCGAAGGCACAAGGTCACTTTCCCGGGTGACAGACGGCACAACAGGCTTCGGTAATCTCAGTGCCTTACGGGCTGCGCTTTCCGGTAAGGCATCCGCCAGATCATTACGAATCAGCCACCAGCACAGTTCCGGCATTGTCACAACGTGACTATCATCAAAACCGAGATCCCGACGCACAACAGACAACACCCAGCGGGCACAGTTATCCGTTGCCATTGATTCCAGCCGTTCCGTGAACTGATCGCGCAGCTGGTTATCGCAGTGCCAGCACAGACGGATTGCGCCCGGAGCGTGTCGCATTGTGGTCATGTTCTCGCTGTGCCAGTTGGAATGAGGCCACTGACAGCCCTTTTCACGAAGTAACCAGCTTTCAAGACATTCCACGCCACCAGCACGACGGATCACTGCCTCATTGCGGAACACGGCCCGAACAGCAGGATCATCCGCCAGCGGTTGTGATGCTGCGGGAACGGCACCACTGGCGAAAGATGAATAACGTTCCGGCTCAGGCTCCAGCAGTACACGCCCCTGCATAAACAGGGGCATCAGCTCTGAACCTGGTCTGAACAATACGATCCCCATACGCGGGGCTATTTCAGGGGTCAGTAGTGCTCTCACGGTCACCTCAATGAACGGTATCGAGCAGCTTTAACAGCTCAGGGAATCGGGATTCGAAGAAATGCGGCTGTGTCTCGCGCGGATTTGCGGGACTGGTGATGTTCTTGCCGAACATGCAGCCTTTCGCCGTCAGCGACCAGAATTTTTTGATGTTGTTAATCGCGGTACGGCTGTATCGTTCGCGCTGCTCGACGATCCCCAGCTTCACCATCTGGTGATATGCCTGATTAGCCGTCAGGCGGATACCATACTGTTTCAGCAGTGCACTCAGTGACAGTGTCGGGCGACTTGAGCCATCGTGTGCATCAGCAGGAGCATCAATGGCATAGCGCGGTGCCAGATTCGGTAAGCCAACAGCCTCCTGGAGTTTCTGACAGGCACCAAGCACAGATGAGTTAGACAGGTTTAATTCCCGACGCATAAAGTCCAGCAGAATCACACCAGCCTGCATCTTGTCAGCAGCCTGTCCGGATAATTTTTCCGGTGTGCTGGTTACCATGTCGAAAGTACGGATCACCTTCAGATGGAATGACGGGCTGATCCACATTGCATAGGCATACACCAGTTCCTTGCAGACATAAGTTCCCCGTTCATTTCCCCCATGAATCACACTCACCGGGTCAACACCCAAATTCTGGGTGTTGGTCAATTCATGAACAAGTTCAACAGTTTGTTGGCTGGAAAGAAACTTTCCTGGCTCCTTGGTTCTGGCATTTGCACCAGATGCTACTGCTGCGCGATGCAGATCGTTCAGGCTGTAACGCCCATAAACATCACGACGAACTTCAATACCATCAATAACCATCAGATTATTCATACTTCGTTTCTCCTCTTAATCAGGCGGCTGCACCCGCCGGTTTCTCATACTTACTGATAGTGATCTCGACCTTCCCTTTCGGGATAACCGGTCCCCACTCCACCAGCATTCTTTTCACCTGTCTGTCGTCTTCCCACACACCCGCGTGGGTCAGGGCGTCAAACAGCGCCTTGTTATAGTTGTCCAGATCGCGGATCCGGTTATCCGGAGGAAACAACACGATCTCCACTGAAGCAGGTGCCGACGTTGGTTTTGGCAGACGACGTAACTGCTCAACTATTGCTGCGCACGCCACGCTCTGAAATTTTCGCCCCGCCGCGCTTATCAGGCTCTTACCAGAAAATGCCCCTTTGTTGGGGTGTCGCCAGTACGTGTTCACGCTGGGCGGGAAAGGCAGGATCAGCTTCATACTTTCAGGCCTCTCTCATGTAACCAGTGAGTTGCACGCAGCCTTGCGTTTTCCTCACCGGCAAGCAGTGAGCGGATAATCCCGACCGCCTCGCTGTCGTCGTCCTTCACCGCGGTATGAAGCGTGATCCCCCGGGCCACACCACGCTTTATCGTGATGACGCCTTTTTTCTCCAGTGCGCGAAGATGCTCCACCGCTGCATTCACCGAACGGTATCCCAGCATGGTTGCCACCTCCTGATTGGTTGGCGGGAAGCCACGTTCTTTCTGATAAGAAATCAGCATATCCAGCACCTGCTGCTGGCATTGAGTTAACGTCGTCATGCCGCCATCTCCCTGACCAGTTTTTCCGCCTGCTGGCGAACCTGCGCCAGAAACGCCTCACCACATGCCTCAAGTTCATCGCGCCCGATGTAGCTGATTGCCGGTCCCTTCCAGGTCTTGTCAAAAACAGCAATAGCACCAGCGAAAAAAGCTCCTGTCGGCACCTGCTTCTCATCCTTCGGGATAAACCAGGCTGGCAGTTCAAAACCAATACGCCCGCGAATAAAAGCAATATGGTCCGCATCTTCCGGCCACCACACTTCGCTGGTGGCAGCTTTGATCAGGAAAACATAGCGCCCGCCCTTATCACGCATGGCACTGGCATGTTTCATGATGTAACGCATGCCGGTGATGTATTGCCCCTCATGCTGACTGGCGCGGCTGTATGGAGGATTACCAAAGGCAGCACCTTTAAGCTCCGCAAGGCGTTCTGACCAGTCATGCGCCAGCGCGTTGTCTTCCGCCGTGTAATACGCAGCACATTTGGCGTTATCACCGTCAGTGAACAGATCCAGAACAAACGGGCCAAACAGGGTGTTAATTCCCCAGAAAATGTTGTCCGGCGTGCGCCACTGATCGCCCACTTCCTTCAGTTCATGGGCTGGTTTGTTCCGCAGTTCCACCAGCGCCTGGCAATATTTATTACTCATTAAGCCCCCACGTAATTCCCTGACAGATACCACTCTTCACCCGATGCAGCGCGCTTGCTGCTTTTCCGTAAGCACCGCTCACGATGCGCCAGAAAATTGTTTCGTTCTGGCTGGGAGTGGCTTTCACGGAATGCCTCCATCCACACCGTTGCAGCTCGACGGTATAAGCCCCTGGACTCCAGTTCTTCCGCCTGGCGAGTCAGGCACAAAATCACCTGCGGGTCGTTAGTGCCGACACAGAAATTGCGCACAGGTCTGGTTTCACGAACTGGTTGTGGTTCCGGCTCCTGTGCTCTCTCAGTCAGGCGCGGGAAATGTCTGCGTGTATCTCCTTCACAACGGTGAGCCACACGCCCACTCTGACGTAACTTGCTTGCTGACTGCAGAACGCGCTGCCGTGAGTAACCTGCAAAAGCATCCGCAATGTCTCCGGAAGTACACCCCGGATGGGCTTCAATGAATTTCTGAACTTCATTCAAAAGACTCATGATCACCCCCTGAATCCTGCCGGGATCTGGCTGTAGTCCACGTTGTCGTAACTGGCTTTGAAGTACGGGTCCTCGCGTCTGGCTGCAGATACCGCAGGAACTTCCCAGGATTCTTCGAAATGACGATCCGGACCAAAGAACGTGACAGCCTGTTTCACAAATTGTGTGCCGCTGTTACCCATCGCAGATACCCAGCCCGCGTAGCGTTTCACACCTTCCAGCATGGTTTCGGGGGTTACCCCCTCATTCAAACGGGCTTTCCAGGCTTTGAAGGCTGCAGATTTTGAATTGCCACCAGCACGTTTGGGATATGCCAGCCATGCCTGTTCAAACTCCGGAGAGTATTCCGGTCGGTTTGAACGAACTCGCACAGACTCATCAGCAGATTCACCAACAGCTATTGGTTCATTGACTGGTTCTTTGACTGGTTCAAAAGAGTGACTGGTTCTGGGTGAATCTCCTGCACCACCCCCTGGTGCAACTCCTGCACTACCTGGTGAATTTGCTGCACCAGATAGTGAATTATTTGCACTACCCCCTAGTGAATCTCCTGCACCATCCAGATGAAGGAGATAGATATTACTTGAGTTACCTTTTTCACCTTTCCGGGTGACTTTTTTTACCAGCCCGGACTCACAAAGGGCCGCAATATGATTCATCACAGAACGTTTGCTAATCTCGCACTGGTCAGCAATATGCTGATAGCTGGGCCAGCACTCCCCCTGATCGCTGGCATTATCAGCCAGCTTGATCAGAACCAGTTTTCGCAATGGATTACCCACTCGAATTTTCATCGCTTTAACCATCAGCTCCATACTCATGCTGCACCTCCGAGATGCTTCATGTTTTTTCCGGAGCGAAAGGCTATAAGCGGCATACTGACGCGGTAATTACGGCCCAGCGGTTCACAAATCACCTTCTGACATTCACGGTC